AGCTGTTGAAGTGAGATATGGACTGGCTGGGTTAATCAGCTTAGTTTGGAATCCTTCATACATAATTCTAGGTACGAGTTGAAAACTTTCGTAATTACGAGTAAATTCCCATACAGCCTTATGAGTAAAGTGGTAAATAAGGGCGAAAAGGAGACCATGTGTGACTGCAACTGCTAACTTAGATCCCTTGGGTGGAAGTGTTACAAGAATACCGGGTGTAAGTGCTACAAATAACAATGCGGTAAAAATAGTCATTAAAGGGTGAAACATCTCTATTAATTGTTGTGGTTTAAAATCCGCTGGGTCTAAATTAAGGAGATTCATAATGTCATCTCGCTCCGGTGGTTTAATGGAACTGGTCGCCAGGGGTAAAAAGGATATCTTTTTTACCGCAAATCCTAAGACCTCGTTCTTTCATAGTGTTTATATGCGCACCGTACCATTTACAAAAGAGATTTATATAACGCAACCACGCAATGCCCCGGATTGGGGTCGTTGGGTGGATTTTGACATTGACCATCGCGGCGATATGGCTAAATACTTCTTTCTTCACATCCAATTACCCACTTGGTTACCACCTATTGCTGCCGCTGCGAATCCTACTGGTATCGTTACCGACGCAAGTGGAGTAACGTTCGGTTACACAAACGCTATTGGGTTTCAGTTAATTGAAAAAATACAGATCTTTCAAGACCAAGTTATTATTCACGAATCTTACGGTGAATACCTATCATGGCGTAATCGTCAAACAGCCGAAACCGGTGCAGTATTCTTAATGAACGAGGAGGTCGGTTCTCGTACTGAAACTCCGCTTGCTATTGGTCGTTCAGCAACACTTAACGAACTTCGCGTACCAATTCCTGTTATTGGAACCGAAGACGTTGATGGACCTGGTATGCCATTAGTTGCGCTAAATCAACAGCGTTGGCGTATTCGTATTCATTTACGTAAACTAAACGAATTAGTGGTGGCAAGTGACGGACGCTTACAACCTCAACCTTGGGGTGGCAAACCGTTACGTGTCCAAGCAACCCAAGGAGGTTCTATCGATACATCCCAAGTGACATTGACACTTTCTCAAATGGGACCTGTCCAAATGAGCCTGGAATCCACACAATTATATTTGCCACGTGATGCAAACCTGTGGCTCAAATCGCAGACTTTACGCATTCCTTATACAAATATTCGTCATGAAGAGTTTTCTATTGAAGATAATTCGTTTGTAGCGGCATCACCGCCCTATTCGGCCACGGTATCGCTCCCTTTTACCGTTGATATGATCGGCTCAGTAAGTCGTATGCTAATTGGACTTCGTTCATACGCTGCTACTTTGGCCGGTCAGCGGCTCGTTTTGACCGCATACGACGGTTCCGAATTCGTAACAACTTTACGTTTGAATATCTCCAATATTGACCGAATAAAGCAGTGGGAAACCGCCGTGTTTCGTGAAGTTACCGCTTATTGGAAAAACATTCGTATAGGGTTAGACTACGCCTTACCAATACCTCAAGATGTTTACAATTTGACATTTGGCGCCTTTGATACCGAACAACCAGCTGGTACGCTCCAGTTTACTCGTGCTGTTTTGCCTGTATTGTACGCAGTGTTAGGTCCTATTCCCATGGACCCGCGCAATAATAGTCGTAAAACCTATTTGCTCACTTACGGAGAAGCGTGGAATGTAATGGAAATATCAGGTGGCAAGGGACGTATGATGTTTGACGACACTTAAATTTGATGTAAAAAATGAAAGATTAAATTACAAGATTTGTGTTTTTAACCCCTCTTGTATTTCTAACAAAATGAGTAAGTCTGATAAGGCTTCTGACGGCAAATTTCCTACGCTCTCGGTTGGTAAAGTGACTGTTGGTGCACCCATTAAACCGCCTATGAATCGGCCTATTGCGACTTTTAGCCTGGCCGATAAAATCAAAAAGCAACTTGAAGTTGAAGCGATTGCCGCTGCTGCGAAAAAGGTGGAAGAGGCACGAGCGGCTGTTGCTGCGGCCGAAGAGCGTGCAGCCAAATTAGCGGCTGCGAATATTCCCACGCGCTTTCCAATCGTCCGTTCTACCGACGAGTCTGATTGTGATAGAGACAGAGACAGAGAATCGCCCGAATACGACTCCACTTATGAATATGAAGAACGTAATCATACTAGTCGCTTCAAAGGCGTCGTCATTGACTATAGCAAAGATCTTTCTGATGATGATTATGAAGAGCGAGATACTAGTTGTGATGACTATCCGCTGGTTTAAAAACCCATCGCTGTAAATAAGAAATGAGCAACTATTCGCAGTATATTTCAACCGCTGTTGGAAATGGGGCTCTCCCTCAATATCCATACGATTTATCCGGTGTAAAATATAAGACACTTAGTGATATTTTGACATTACAGCGACAATGGAATACATTTGACCGTATACAGAATCTTAACTTTGGGGTTTATCTGAGTAATTTACAGGGCAAGCCGCAAAACTGGTACTCCTTTATTTCTAACCAAGAGGCGAGCGATTTTCGTGTTGGCCAACAACTACATACAAATCGTTTTCCAAACATACCACCCGTTTTTTTCCAACAGGTGAGTCTCTTACCTATACCTACTTCTAGCAATCTTACCGGTCCACCTCGTTTTTCACAGGCTCAGCCTCAAATCAACTCCCCGCCACCTCTAACAGAAGGTCAAAAAACCGAAAACAATGCGGATATGGCTATATATACATATGTAAGCACTTACAATATTATGCATAGTACATTTACCTATCAATTTCAAAGCAATGAGGAACAACTTGCTTATTATCGTGCCCTACGTCGCATTTTGAGTATTCCCAGCTCTATTCCAGTTCCAAATCCTAATGGTTAATTACTCTCACGTAAGCGTGCCATAACTTCACGAATATCATCACGATATTTCACACGTGCATAATGTAGACATCCGTTTTGCTTAGACATCAGATGCTTGTCTGTGTCAGGAATACGCTCTAATTGCCCAATGTATGTTGGCTCAGCGGTATTATACGTATAAACATGTCCCGTTTGGGAATTAATAAGATAAACGATACCTTGAACGGAAGCACGTATCAATGTATCGGGTATTGGTGAGTCCATGGTGATGATATTTCTAGATTTATAGATTTATTGGTGTTCATTTTTTATCCTAGAACTTTGACACTATCTCCAACAATAGCACCCCCTAACAGGATTGAAAATTTATCCCAGTTGAATGAAAAATCGGCTAACTCACTGTAAATCAAGAACGAAAATATGATTATTAACAATATTATAGGAATATTTGCTAATATCATATCAAACAAATTTTTCATTTCTTAATATATAATCTAGGAAAAAATTGATACGTCCTATATTTTTTTAAAGATAATCACCTCCCTCCTCCTATATTCCTCCTAAAATCATTCAAAATGTCCTCCTCTTCCTCCGAATCCATTCAAAATCTTAAAAAATCAATTCAAGTCCTTGCTAAATGTATTAATCATATCATTAACGCGCAAAAAATCACTACAGATATAGATATCTTAATTGAGCTTCATGCCCTTATTCCAAATGAAGAAGAAGATATTATCGCAAATGAAGTGTTTGAAGTAGATGATTCAGCAACACAAATATCTCCAGTAGAAACAATTTCTCATACATCAGAATCTATAGAAGTTAATTTAGAACATGAGTCTATAAAACCAGCACCTGTTAAAATTAAACGTAAAACTAAGGCTGCATTAGAAAAAGAGGCTAGATTAGCCGCTGAGGCAAAGGCAAAAGCTGATGCTGAAGTAGTAGTGTCAGAATCTACAACAATAGTTACAGAGCCAGTAGCGGAAAAGCCTGTTGCTGTTAGCAGCGTAACTAGCGATCCTTACCGAACACATCCTTCTCGTCTTCAAAAAATAGATGAAACACTCTGTATCGCTCGCAGAATTGACGACAAGAATCCACTTCCTGGAACTCGCCGCAACGATGAAGGTTCAAATAACGGCATGATCTTTCCTGAAAAACAATGTACTAGAAAGCCTGTGCCCGGGTCTAAATTATGTGCTGATTGTGCTAAGAAAGATGCGAAATTCAAAGAAAATCCTAATCATAAGGACGAATCTTGGCGTGGACGACTTGATGAAACGGTTATTTATGCTCGTGCTAAAATTGTTGGTTGTAAATTCTTCTTTGAGAAATATCCTAACGGAATTCGCGGCGACCCTTTCAAAGCGGTTATTGAAAAGCCGGTTGCAGTTGTAGCCGATAATTTACCACTAAAATCCGAATGGGAAAACTTCAAATACGAAGGCTACGAACATATTCGTAACTTAAAAACCGGTTATTGCTTTCGTCGCGATATACTCAAACCCAGTACAGAAGATAATGCTAATGAAGAACAGTATGCCGGTAAATGGGTCAACGGTAAACTTGATGCTACTATTCCATACGATGCGTAAATATTTATTTAAAATTTATATTAATATTTAATACTAAAAACCAAAAAAACAAAATAAAAATACAAAAAAACATAAAAACAAAATATAAAACTTTTTAGATGCGGTCTTATGTTTCAAAAAACATAATACCGCTAAAATAGTAGAACCTGTGATATGTCAGGGCAAAACAGCAGGACGCTTAATATTGACACTCTTTTTGTCCGTGATATAGTATTCAAGGACTTCGCAAACAATCCTATTCCGGCCAATCAGCCTTTAGTAAGTCGTGGCGACGGTGGTACATATTTTACGTCATCTCTCACTTCTAGTTTTGCATTACCTGCCGTGAATGAGATAGATGCGCCTACTGCTGATGGAGGATTATACCAGTATATTGCTTCCAATCAATACAACATTTTTAATTTGGAAGCCGGTGCCGGTAATCAACTTTACTCCAATATGAGTACTGGCGGTCTCATTATCTACAACATCGGTCCCGAACAGATTATAGCAGACGGACAATCGTTACCATTCTCTAATTTACCTGATTACACAGTTGGTGGCCGCACGCTTCAATATGTAGGAACTGGTGAAACAAACTTAACTGTTAGTGACGCAACTATTTTTTTTAACTCTATGTCAGCATATAACTCATCATTGAGTTCAATTATTGAACTTCAAAGTACTACATATGGACTAGAACAGAGTTTAATCAGTAGTATTGAACTTGTAAACGTTCTTTTCACGTCAACAGGACTTTATAACTACAATAGAATTTCAAGCTATTTTTTAACACCAGACGTGATAAACATCTCAACAGTCAGTACTACTAAATTAATTTTAGGCGATAATACTATTACCGATAATCCACTAAGTAACTCTCTCTACGATCCATGTTTAGTATATACAGGCAGCACTCTTCTCAGTGTAAATACCGACTTTTTAACATTTAACGACAAATTTACTAATGTCACATTTGCAATTGATAAAGAATATCTCTATGGTGCTTCCACATTATTATACGGCCCCTCTACCACTACAG